ATGAGGATACTAATAATAAAATAATAATACCACTAATACAAATACTACTACTACGACTACTACAACAACAAATGCTCCAACCAATAGATATTAGTATTGTTGTCTTAACTGTCATATTCGCGTGCGTGTTACCGTACACGCACACTACGCCAACGTGCCGGGCAGTCAGTCGGTTCTTTGTGTGCGCCCTCGTGATTGCGCTGTGCGTGTCCTTGCCTCCGAGGACGGGCGTCCCGCTCGCGCTCCTATTGGTCCTCGCGTCGGTCCCGGTGATTGGCGGCAGCACTTTGCCGGGCCGCGCCACTGACCACCTGGACCACCTGGACCACCTGGACCACCGGGCAGAGCACTTCAAGAATGCGCCAGAGGGACGCGGGACACCCGGCATGTTGGAATCCTTCTCGCTGCCAAAAATGAACGAGACCGCAATTCAGGAAAAGTTATCGATGTACGAAAAGGTTCGCAGCAAACAGCACGCATTTGAAAAGCATATGGAGAAGATCGACAAGAATCTCAAGAACGTGAAAGAGTTTTACGCGAACAACGTGAAACAGAGCGAACGCACAACGCTGAAGTAGGGTGCGAGAGCACACCATACCTCACACTCGAAAAACCCCTCTCGCACGGCACGAAACCCCAAACCGATACGGAAGCGGACACTGCGCAGTTAGTGTTAGTGTTAGTGTTGGTGTTAGTGTTAGTGTTGGTGTTAGTGTTAGTGTTAGTGTGAGTGAGTGTTGGTGTATATACAATGTGCGAGCGTTGCGATTCGTGCCCTGGTTAAATGTTGCGTCGGTTTGTAACCGTATCTCTCTATATATATGGTGCACACGACTGCGTATATTTGCCCGGAGGTGTTTGGACGTATTTACAATATATGTAAGGGGTGTGTGTAAGAATGCGATTCGTCTGTTTGATATATCATATACAAGTAATACACTCACCTACACCCCAAAACCACACTCCAAAACCACACCCCAAAACCACACTCCGAAAAATACAGAATCCCGAATACCGGATTTGATTTGATGTATGTGTGATTATATCATATCATATGTGGCAGAAGCGTAATTCGCTTGGGGGCATTATTATTGCATTTCTGAAAGAAGGACGGACTGCCTACCAAATACAGGTGTTTCCGCGCGCGCGAAAATGCGGTATATGCTAAGTTGCGATTGACACTGTAGCGCATGGACGGAGGCATTACGCAGATGATATAATCTGCTTCTCCGCCTTGTGCTTTGTGGATGGTGGAGGCGTACGACAGTTTGCATTCGCGTTGGTTGTGTGGGAGGCACACGACGTTTTTGCACACGACGAACACGTCTGTTTTGGCAGCGTCGACCGACTCCCAATAGATGGACTGCATTTGCTTGGCAAGTGTTGTGGTCGACTGTGTGTGTATCGCATTGCAACAGCAGTTGTAGGCATCGCGTGCAATCGTGTAGAAGAACGGGTGTTTCATATGCTTTGCGTGGCGGATGTATTCGTCTTTCCATAAGGCGAACGGCGTTCGGATGCCTTTGTCTCGGTATACTTCTTGGAGGTACTCGTCGCACCGCAACAGTTTCAGAACGCCTGCTTCGAAACGAGTTTCGTTTTCGGTTTCGTGTTCTTTTTCGTTTTCTTTTTCGGAGGGATGTTCTTCTTGCAATTGGATCAAAATGTGCGAGTCTCTTTTCACGTACACCACTTTGCCGAGTGTCCCGTTATGATAATTCTTGCGATTGGTGTCAAATCGCACGATGTCATTTGGTGCGAGTGTGTCGTGCGGAATGTCTTGCTGGTAGACCGTCTTCCGAACCAGATTTGCATACGGCAACACGTGCATATTGTTGGGTGTGATGATGTGGAAGGAAGTTGAGGTGGTGGTAGTGGTGGTGGTGGTGGTGGTGTCCTCCGGATGCATTCGCAAGAAAGTTGCCGGTTTAGATCCTGCAGCGTGCAGGTTGCTCAACACGGACACCATCGTGGTCAGCGTGTGTTCGTCGTCCGTTGTGGGGAAGAAGGACACGTCTGGGTTGTCTTGCACATCGTGTTCGAACGTCCACATGAAGTCAGTGTCGATGACATTCTGCAGCAATTCGATAATGCCCAATCCTTCGGAGCGGTAATTTTTGTGGAGCGTGATCACTTTTGGCAGGTGCTTTTGGTGCGGGTGCTTTGCATACATATCTTGCAAATCTGCAAACGGTTTCCCGGCATCCACCGGTTCGAGTTGGTGCCGGTCGCCCAGCAGCAACACCTTTTGGATGCGAAACTGCTGAATATATCGGATGACGGTGGCGAGCAACACACTGGGTATCATGGAGCACTCGTCGATCACCAGCACCCGCGGAGTGGCATCGTCCTCGTCCTTGGTGTCTTGCCAGAGGTGATAAATAGCGGCAGGCGATGGCGTTTTCTCTTTGAGCGCTGAGCACAGTCGGTTGTGCAGCGCTTCCATTTTACCAATAAACGAGTGCAACGTGGAGAAGCACACGGTGGATGTCTGGCAGTACGATTGCAACCGACGTTTTGCGTTGAGCGTGGCTTCGTGGGTAGGGGCGCACCACGTGACGGGTATTCCCCGTTGCACGTTATATTCCAGAGCGGCGCACACCCCGACTTGGGTTTTACCGGTCCCGGCACCTCCTTGCAGAATCAAGCAATGGTTTTCCGGCGATACGAACGTCTCGATGGTGGATTGTTGCGTCTTGTCCAATCGGATGCGACACCGGTTCTCCACCCGAATCGATGTGCCGAACCCGGGTTCGTAGGATGCGTCGTCGTACAGATGATTCATTTGGCAAATGCGGTGTTCGGCATCTGCTAATTCGGGTGTGGTGTAGAACGTCTCATGCAGCAGACGACCGTTCGCACGGGTGGTGTTGGTGGTGGTGGTGTTGGGGTGTGTCTGCTGCTGATACGAATCGTAGCACGTTCGCAGTTGCTTTTGGAATTTGTGTTGCATCGACTCGTCTTCCCCACTCAGTAAGTCTCGCTTCGCTTTCATTATACCGCGCCCATTGCCCCAGAACATACACGTGTCACTCGAATGTGTCAGATCGTTGTACATATAAGTGTGTATCTGATTGCGGGAGCAGTGTGACCACCAGTCGTTTTCGAAGGCGACCTTATTGATGATTTCGAAATCGAGTCCAAACCAGCGACATAATAAGTGAGGTTGTTGCACAATATCAGAGGCAACTGATGCCGAATACAATTCGGGCGTGTGTAGCACAGACACCGAATCGCGGTAGGGTGAGTTGGAGGCACTCCTTGCAATGATTTTCAGGATTGCCTTGGGGTGTGTTCCGAAGTGCTTGATGAGAAATGCGTATGCGACTAGTGGGAGCGGACTGTCAGTGGTGTGCGTGGGCAGTGTGTGGTGCGTGGTGTGTGCGAGTTGCACACACTTTGTTTCGAGTGTCTTTGAGATCAGTTTGCACACGTCTTTGGTGTGCATAGTGGAACACACAAACACGTATTTGTAGACGAGTGCGCACACGGCAGACCAATCATCCAAGGTCTGTATTATCTGCGTGTCTGGCAGCACATGCTGTTGCGCGTGCTGTTGCTGCTGTTTGGTGGACAATGGGAAGGCGTCACCAGTGTACAAAAACAGTTTGTACGAAAGTGTCCCGAGCGTTGTCACATCTTCGTGTGCCGCAGGTCGGTGGGTGTTGCGTCGAATTTGTTGATTCTGATTCTGATTCGTCGCGGTGGGTACAACTTTCAGGAATTGCATCAGCGACTGCTGCTTCATCTTACCTTATTTTATTTTTTGTGAACTGTGGGTGGGTGGAGTCACACTCACACACACACACACGCCAGTCCGTCCGTCGGTGAGGCGGTGTTTTTTTCTTCTAAAAAAAGAAGAGGGTGTGTTTTGTGTTTTGTGTTTTGTGTTGTGTGTTTTAGGTTGAGGTTGCTTTGCAGTAGGAGTGTTTCAGTGTATGATAACTTTTTTTACTCAGAGAAGCACTCTTGCGCACATCTTTGCACGTGAAACACCCTTTCGCATTTAACATGGTATCCCTAGGGAATCGGTCTTTAGTTATGGTGTATAACAGATTGCCAAATTTATCGCGTTCTTTCTCGCTGGTCGCGATGCACTGTTTCTGACTACCGGTGAGACCGAATGCGGGGACGTCTTTCAAATGCCGGCAGAACGTGTTGTCAGTCTCGTCCTTCTTGACGTGCACGAACGGACCGAGTGCGCCCAGGGAGTGCAGGTGGTGCGTGAGCGCCAGTAGCCGTCCCGACTGACTCCGCTTCGTGTGGTAGATGTGGTAGGGGCTTGCGAGTGCCAACGCTATATCGAGTGGATGGTAATCCAATATGAAAATATTTTTGGGCGAGTTGGTTTTAGGTTGCGCACCGAACACACGATTCATTTTGTCGTGTGTGGTATGTATCTCTTTCTGGATCTGCAACTGTTCGCCGGAGAGTGTTTTCTTCTTCAGTTTGATGGTGTGTGCCAGCGTGCTGACCCAACTAGCTTTGTGTTTTGCGTCGTGTATCACCTCGTACAGTGATTTTCGTTGCAAAGCGAGTTGCACGGACAACGCATTCCATTCGACCAGTTGAGACGTCGTGTCTTCGGCCTTTGCGAGTGCGTCTTTTGCCTGTTCAAACTCGCTGTCCACCCGATGGTTGCCGGAGCAGTCTGAAGTACGTGTTGAAGTAGATGTGGTGGAGGAGGTGGACTGGTGGTGGCGTGATCTTTTTTTTGATTTGTGGAACAGGGTCTGTTTCATCTGCTTGTACACGCCACGCAAGGCGACGTCGTACCGTTGTTGAGCGCCCCACTCGTTTTCGACACAGTCCACAAGCAGGTGGGGAATGATGAGCAGGCTGCGGAGGGCTTCGTAGTAGACGTCTCTGGCAACCCACAAGTGCTGTATTTTGTAATGCTGGATGATTCGTTCGATCGGAATGACAGCATCCAGAATATTTTTGTTAGTCAGGACTCGGATCAGTTCGTCGACCGTTTGGCACAGCTTGAGATTGTGCAACACGTCGCTCAAGCGGTGCGTGATCATCGTTTTCAAGAACGTGAACGGGAGCTTCAGGTGCTCTCCGAAGTGTTTGAGTAGTTGGGTCATCGGAGTCACCAGCCAGGTCGATATCGGTTTCCCCCACACGACGGTGTCCAGAATAGATTGCAGGCGTGTGTCGTTGAGTATGTTCTGAACGTTTGGTTCGCCCGAGATGAACACATCGTAAGCATAGTCGTGCACGATTTCGAATAACCGGTCCACCGAAGACAGCAACACTTTTATTTCTGTGCATATCGGTATCGTAAAGTGTTCTTCTGCTGTCCGTATGGTGTCCCAATACTTGTTGAGAACGAGATCGGCCAGTGTTTGAAAGTGGTTGTATAGCGTCGCAATGAATTCGTGCATTGCGGGGAGTGTCCATTCGAATACAGACCACCGTTTGAGTGCTGGGCGTCGGAAGACGATGTTATTTGCAAAGGTTTGGAGGGTTGGCATTATTAGTAGTACTATTATTATTACATTATGGTGTGATAAACTTTTGAACTAAACCGGATTATGCCGTGTGGATAGACGTGCCCGGTGCATACCACGCACGTAGCATATATTATACTCTGCCCACCCATACTCTGCCATACGGGTTGCAGTTCATATTCGACTAGACCCAGACTAGACTAGACCGTTTCTGCATTTTATAAACCATCAAAATAAAATAGGTGAATGACTAGTAATACTAAGTCTTTTTTCTTGTGTGCACATACCCCAAATGTTGTTTCTATCACCTCTCAAGAGCGCACTCAATGCAGTCGACCGAGACCTGACGCTGCCGCTGTCGAACCATCTCCAGCAGGTGGTCCAGCGCGTGGCAGAGCACGCCACCGAACTCGCAGCGCATTGTGGGCGGAAGTCGGTCAATGTCAAAGATGTCGCGCAGGCGTCGTCGCCATTCTGTCTGACGTGCGACCCCTATGATGCCTCCACCAACACGTGCAATACACTGACGACGGCAAAAACCCAACTCGGCGGGGCGGGCGAACGGTACGAAGACTGGTGCGGCGGCAATAAGCAGCAGTGTGGCATATCGGGGAATGCGGTGTGCTTGTTTTCGGGCGGTGGCCACCGCCGCTGCCGTAATAATAAGAATCATAAGAATAATACGAATAAGAAGAATCAGAATAAGAATAAGCGTGCTGTACAACAGGTTGGTGCTACTGCCAAGATGCTTCGCAAGCGAAAGTGTGCAGTCTGCCACACACACCACCACCACGACGTCGGTGGTATGTACGCTGGTTTTTGCGGGCAGCCGTTCAACCTGACACAGTGTACGTATTCCGATGCTGCAGACGCTGGCACGGCAGCGGTGTCTGCGACCTGTTCGGGTGGCAAGCAGAGGCGAACCCGTCTTGCGCGCACCCGGCATCTTGCCAAGAAGGGTGGTGGCAGTACACAGATGTACAACGGGTTCTGCGGGACACTCGCAGGCAACGCCACTGCGGCGTCCCAGTGTATGTACGGCAACAGCATCGAGTTGCCTGTCTCTGGTGGTGGTGGTGGTGGTGGTGGTGGTGGTGGTGGTAAACGCCGGTTGCGCAACCGGTCTTCGAGGAAGCGACGAGGTGGTGGCAGCAAAGGAGGACGGTTTGACGAGTTGCATATGTTGAATAAGACGCAATTGAAACAACATTTCCGCGAATCCGCAGGTATGGGTTGGATGACGAGTGCATCGCAGTTGCTTCAACAAGTCATTGCCTACCATGCGAACGATGTCGTGGAGCGTGTGATGGACGAAAAGGACACCCACCAAGTAAGCACGCGGACGGCACTTGAAACGGTATTGGCAACATATAAATAAGTAAATAAATCAACACGAAATATGGTTTCAACCCGTCGCCTGCTCGCTCGCTGGTTATCTTATAGGGTATCGTATATATGTGCGTGTGCGCATTGTTTGGAGACCCCCTCCACACCTACGCAACATTTGCCATCAAATCAAGCAAGGCCGAAACTGATTTGTCGGACAACGTGCTCTTCATCTGTGCGCCGTGCGCACTCGCTTGGTATGCGCCATCCGCGTGCGGGGCAGTGGTGTTGTCATTTGAATAATAGTGCAATGGTTCGGGTTCTGGCATCACTTGGGTGGAGGAGGAACTCCGCATACTGTCAGGTGGTGGTGGTGGTGGTGCGTTCCCACCGACCACGTTCCCGGTTGTTGGTGGTTGCAGACCAACGTATTCGGCAACTGTCTCAACAAGGTCAATCTTGTATACATTGTGCACTACCCAGTACACTACGTAGAGCAAGGCAACCACGACGACAAGCACGAGCAACACTTTTGCAATATTTAAATACACCGAACCTTCTTGGGAACCGACGCCTGCCGGTTGGGTGGTCGTTCGTGTGCTTGCTGCGACCGCAAGCGTAGGTGGGTGGTTGTCTGCCCTGCCGGCAACTGTATCATCTGCCTCTTCTGCCTCTTCCGCATTTGCCGAGTGAGTGTCTGTTGAAGACGGTCGTGGGGGGGGTGCGACGTGTGGTGTGCCGTCTTGATTTTGTGCACCGGTCGTGGTTGGTCGTCGTCGTCGTTGTCGTGTAGGTTGCGAGGGTGTTGAGGAAAGATTCGTCGCAGCGGTGTTCGTACCAAGGTCAATCTGGTAGGAAGATGGGACTTGCACGTCGTCGTGTGTCATTAGTAGAGGTTTCATTATAGTAGTATTATTGAATGTTTTTAATAATAATAATCAGTGTCGAATGAACACACCCGACGACCCTCAGAATTACACTGTTGCTAAAGCGATTGATAATCCGGTTGCGTTTCATCTTATAAATAAGCATTATTGCTCCCATAAATCACAACAAATCGCCTAGCCAACAATGCCAACCGATTATTATCATTTGCTTGGGGTGGATAGAAGTGCCGATGCGAAGGAACTGAAGAAAGCATACCGAAAGCTTGCAATGAAATATCATCCGGATAAGAATAAAGGGAAAGCGAGTGCTTCTGACAAATTTAAAGAAATATCGCAAGCGTATGCGACCCTTTCTGACCCAGAAAAACGTTCCATTTACGACAAATACGGTGAAGACGGTGTGCAACAAATGGAAGGTGGTGGTGGTCACCACGCTGACCCGGGTGATATTTTTGCCCAAATGTTCGGTGGCAGTGCCGGTGTAGGGGGGTTTTTCGGTGGGCAACAGCATCAGCATCCGCAGCAGCGGAAGAAAATCAGTCGTACCAAAACAAACGTGAGTTTAAAAACGTTTGTGCGTGGGGGCAACATCAAAGTCCAATTTACCGAAACGGTTGCCAAGAATCTGTCTACCGGTGAAACATGTATGGATTACGAACTGTGCCCCACGTGCAGTGGCACGGGGGTCGTGACGCACACTCGTATGCTTGGACCGGGTATGTACCAGCAAGCAAAGGGCAAGTGCGATGCGTGTGAAGGTCGGGGGTTTTCGCTGAATGCCACAGCGCAGGACAATTGCATTTGGGTGGATGAGGTGAAAGAGCATCAGGTGTATTTGCCTGCAGGCAAAACACTGCAAGAACCGCTGGTGTTGTTTGAAAAGGGGAGTGTGTATGTCAATCCGCACACAAAAAGTGTGTCACGATGTGATTTGCACGTACAGTTCGAATGTGAATCCAAAGAAGACGAGGAATGGAAATTGTACAGCCCGCAACACCGCCACTTGCAATGGACACCGACGCTCCAGGTTGTGTACGGGATGGTGACCAATCGTTTGAAGTGTGTGCACCCTGACGGAAATGAATACATTCTCGAAATGCCGCATCGGTTTCGCACCCAGACATTTGTTGCGACTGGTATGGGCATCAAAGGTTCAGAAGATGGACGGGAACCGACGGGGGACTTATTGATTAAAATCAATTGGGATTTTGACACCACCAATTTGCAAAAACTCCCGTGGTTGCAACAGATGAAAGAAGGACTCAACGAACGTGCTCCGTGGACAAACGATGCCACGCATAAGGCACATCAGACGTGTTTGACTACAGAAGAGTACGAAGAGTATCAGCGCACGGGGCAACCTCAGGAGCGACGACATCCATTTGAACAAGCACAAGCACACGCACAAGCGTCTATGGGTGGTGGTGGTGGTGGTGGTGGTGGTGGTGGTGCACCCGAATGTGTACAGAGTTAATATGTGAGTTTTGTATACACAAACAACGATACACGAGGTGTGTACTCGGTTACAGATTTTGTGTAATGCATAATATTAATAGCAGTGTCTGATTGAGGACCGTGTATGTATTCATTCACCGAATAAGCAATGCCTCTCAACCCAACGTGAGGTGGACAGACTGTTCTCAAGCGGTGTGTACACAATATATATGCGTATGTATTTATTTATTTCATCAACCCACCATATTGTGTATACACAAAAACAGAATGGAAATAAGTGTTAAAAAGTATCGATTGCGGTTTGGAGGTCA